ACGCTGGGTGATAATTTTTCTGTTCTGCTTTATAATACTCCCCTCCGAATCGCACTCCACCTGCGAGGCATCAAGTATAAAGCCCTTGCAGGAATTACTCACCTTAATATCAAGCTTCATCAGCGCAGCGTTGCAGTCAACACGGCTATTTTTATGCGTTGGATTTGGAGGAATGATTATCTGCTTGTCGTTTAGTTTCAGAAGCTTCTTAATGGTTAAGTAGTGCGAACTATTATCCCTTTGCTGTAACGTGCGCCCGTTGCCCATCGCATCGCCGGTAATACGTATCATGCCCGTTGGCACACCATAGGCTGCAATACGGTCGCATAAAGCCTCGATGCTGCCGGGTGATATAGCAAACTCATCCACCACCCACGCCTGCCTGCCGTGATGCTGAATAACAAGGCAGCACAAAGGCGTAACGTTAAAGTCAACAGAGAAGTAAGTAAGTAAGCTTAGGTTGTGCTTTATGTTATGCTGCACGTGCTTTGCTTCATCCCACGCCCACAAGAAAGGGTTCTCGCTGCCTTCAACCGCATCCCAATCGCCATCCACAAAGCGGGCGTACTCAATCGGGCTTAACATCTTTAGGTTCTCCTTGTACTGGTCAGGTATGTGCGGGTTGTCCGTTATCTTGCTTACGATAAACTTCCACCGTTCATTTAGCGTTCCTTCGACAAAGGGCAAGTAAAACTCCTCCTTTGTCCAGTTCTGCGCCGGGTTAAGCGTGGCAAGGATTACCGTTGGTGGGTTGCTTGGGCTGTTTAGCCATGTGCCGGACCGTTCAATCGCCTTGTGAAAGGTTGCCTTTTGGCACTCGTTTATTTCCTCAAAGCCGAATCCGTTAACCTCTAAACCTTTGAACCGGTTCAAGTCCTTGTCCTCGTTGTAGCTTTCAGACATGAACATAAGCTGGCTGCCGTTAACAAAGGTGATTACCTGTGTGTCATGGTTCCAATCGCTGACCGCACTCATGAAGTACCTATCAAGCAATTCCTGTATGGATGGGAACGTGTTACGCTTTAGGTCAGGCAATGAACGTCTGATAATTACGTACCTACTCTTTGCGTGTGTAAGGCATAAGTAAAGCATGGTGGAAAGTAACCACCAGGTCTTGCCGCCTCGAATTGACCCGCCAAATATTACTACTGAATAGTCGCCCGATGTGGCAACCTTAAAAGCCTCCGTTTGCTTCTCCGTTAGCTTCACGCATCCCCCTTCTCGGTCAATGTGATAATGATAGGCTTGTCGCTGTTGATAGTTGTTTCGCCATTATTCGCCCACAACGCACGCTGCCTGTTAGCCAACCAGTGCTTAGCCGCTGCCGTGTCAGGAGGCAATTCTTTTTTAAGCTGAACAACATCGCCATCACGTGTTAAAGCATCCTCTGTAATGGTTAAACCAAGCGCACGTTTGTACATTGCCTTTGCCACTTTAGCGTCTGCATCTTCCTTCCCTTGCGTTAATGACTTAAGAAATTCTGGCAGTTTTTTGTACTCGTTAAATGTTACCTCGGAAACTCCAAGCACTCTCGCCATCTGTACATCGGTAAGTCCAAGCAATGCCATCTCGAACACTTGCTCGCACATTTCAGGTTTATAGCTTGTTGGTCTGCCTACTTTTGCCATGATTCAATCATTTAGGGTTTTGTCGCGCATAGTTATACGCTATTGCTGTTGCTTGGTTGGGCGCGTACCCTTCCGCAATCAGCTTACGGATATTCTCCTGAATTGTTGCCTTATCCTTTCCTGCTTTTAGTGGCATAGGTTTTACCGTGTTGTAATGTTACTGCTTTCTTCTGTCACGCACATATCGGAAAGAATGTTACTGTTAAACACAAGGTAAAGCATGCGCCCGTTGTAAACCGTTTCCACGCCCCATAGGTTTTCAATCTCTTTGAAGTTCATAAGGATGCCAAGCCCGTAGGATGTCTTTAACTCATGCTTGTGAGCCATGAACCTCCGTGATGCTGCTTCAATCTGTTCTTCGGTCATGCTTAGTAGCACATCCTCGTTGGTTCCGGCATAGGAAGCCCAAAGGAAGATGCTGTCATTTTCTGTAAAGAAGAAGCCGGAACGTGCGCGTGTGATTCTCATAAGGCAAAGGTATAAAATTTATTAATCAATCTTTGATTTAACGTGTTCGGTAAATTTACTCATTCGCCATTCGTAATATAGCGGAAAGCTTTCGTGTCCTTCCGGCTGCTGCTGCCATAAGCGGTATAGTGCGCCACGTAACCGTTGGCTTGGTGTCTTGCTGCCAAGTTCCTCTGAATTAAGTTCAACCACTTCAAGAGCCTTGCTTTCCTCCTCGGTAAATTCGGACTGCTTAAACGCTGCTATGCACGTGCCGCCCTTGTGTAAGGTGTAAAGGGATGCCATCATGTCGGGTGAGATTTCCTGCGTTTCAATGACTATTTTAATGGTCTTGTCAACCTTCGTGCTTATGTTAGCCACGTAGGCAGGGATAACAATGGGCTTGTTCATATCTCCCCTGTTGCGATTGATTTAAGGACTGACTGCATTATTTCTTTTGATCCGGTGGCTGATGCTATCTGGCAAATGTCCCGCAGCTTATCAATGTGCTGATTTGTTGCTCTTAGCATTGTTTTCCACTTGTCGCACTCTTGGGCAATAGTATCATTATCTTTAAGAGTTAAGTCGTAAATACGCTCCAACTCCTTAATCCTTTCGTCCGCTGTTTTGCAAAGTTCCTTTTGGGGCTCGGTGATAGGTTCTTCTTTCTCCTGCGGCACTTCGACAAACTTCGAGGCGGGAAGTAAATTACAGCCTATATCTCTAATATGCACAAGTTGTATTGATTTACCAGATTTGTATAAATAAATAGGAAAGATATCTATACTTGATTTTTCAAATATTCCTATTTTTAAAACTCCTTCATTTTTAATTTGTTTTAATAAACTTTTACAGGTTTCTGAATTTAAAATCTCAATACATTCATTACTACTAAGCGATGTAATTTTGCGCAAAACGGGCTTCTCAAATACAGGCGCATCTTCGACTTCGATTTTAATAAAGTCCTTTGCAGGTAGCCATGTATTGCCAATCAAATACTTATCGTGATGCCTGTCGTAGTTAAGCACATTGTAGTGTCCTGATTTCTTCCACCCAATAGGAGGTGTTGCGCTTGGCTTAAAACGTACTTGGAATAGTGTGTTTGGTTTCATGGGTTTTGTATTAGGTTTACGTTGTTTTGTTTGAGAAGCACCAGCCAGTCATAACAGCGCCGGATGTAACACTCGTAAATTCGTGTGCCTTTTTCAGCGTGGGTAAGTTGGCTTGCATAGCTTTTATGTGTTTGAATGATGGAGGCAAATGTATAGCATTTAGATTTAATTATCAAATCTTTTTCAGGTAAATAATTTTGCATCCTGTCAAATATCTTAGCTTCAATTTCGGTCATATTCTTCAATCGCTTTAAAAATCTGATAAACGACTTGCGGCACTACTGCGTTTCCGGCTGCTTTGATTGATTCGTTTCTCCATTTAGAAAAGGTAATAAAGTCCAGTCGCTCGGAAATCCCATCATTTCTAACACAAATTGGGGATTGAGTTGGGAAGTTTGCCCACCCGATTCCCTGATTCTTTTCGGTATTGAGTCCTGATTCCTCTTGCCTGTGTTCTTTCCGGGGTGATCTGATGCGCTCGGTGTCGGCAACATTCCCTGAGTTACCCACTGCGCCACAGTTTCCTCCAAGTTGCCCTTTCCCCTGTTCGCTAACTTCTCGCTGTTCAAGTCGCAGCCGTTCACTTGATTCGCTCTTGGTGTCGGCAGCATCCCCGCCCATCTGCTTAGTGTCACGCTGTGCATACTCCCCTCCTTGACTTGTGTTGATTTCATGTTCGCTGTTGCTCCAGTTGAATCCATCGCTGTTGGAGTGGGTATTAAACCTTTGTAAATCGCAAAGTCTACTATTGAAAACTGCCTTGCTTTCCCCGCTTTGTCTCTTCGTGTGTATAGTGGCAAATTCGATTTCTTCATCATTTTTGCTACTTCCGGCCTTCCTCTTTGAATTGTGTCGGGAGTAGGCCACAAACCAAACCCTGTCCCTTCTGTGCGGTGCGTTAACGGCACAAGCTGGAAGTACATACGGTTGTACTTCGTACCCTTCAGCTTCCAGGTCAGTCTGCACTTCGTTGAAAACCAATCCCCCGTCCCAATTAACAAGGCCGAAAACGTTTTCGCCCACAACCCATGTCGGCTGAATTTCTCGAATCGCTCTAAGCATCTCTGGCCAGAGGTGTCTGTTATCTTCTTTTCCAAGTCGCTTTCCTGCGAGGCTGTATGGTTGGCATGGAAATCCACCTGTGAGGATGTCAATTCTTCCTCTGTGAATAGTGAAATCTGTTTTTGTGATGTCATGGTATGATATTGCTTGTGGCCAATAGTGTTTAAGTACCTTTTTTCCAAATTCGTTCATTTCGCAATGGAATACGTTTTCCCATCCCATCCACTCGGCAGCTAAATCGAATCCTCCAATACCTGAAAATAAACTACCGTGTTTCATTGATAATCGTATGTAGTGCTATCTCTTTTGCCCGTTTTATTATTCGCTCCTTTGCGCTGCCTTCAATAATAGAGGTAAGCGACTTTTGCGCCTCCCGCATCTTATAAACCGATTGGGCGCTCATCTTTGCCTCCCGTTCCTCCTTTTCCAGTTCCGCTTTGGCAAGTGCTACGTAATGCTTTATTTCATCTTGAGTAAGTGTTACAAGCCCGGCATCCTGAAGCGTGTCAAGCTTATAAAAGCGGCAGTCCTCACGCGGCGCTGACTTTGTAGTATTAAACCATTCAATAACTGAATTAACGTATTCAAGCCTCTTTTCCTCCTGGTTCTCCTTTTCCGCTTCCCATTTTTGGCGCTCTTTGATGGCGTTTATCTCTGCGACAATAGGCCTCCTGTATTCCACATACTTACTCAAACAATCACCTATGACCTGAAGCCCTATCTTCCCACCGTAGGATGTAAGGTTAACATTCAGCACGTTAACGCTTGCAAGGCGGAACGCTTCACGTATCTCGTTAACTCCTATGCCTCCGAATTTCTCAATGATAAGCTGCCGGGCTTCTTTCTTAAATGCTTCGTTGAGGTTGTCAATATTCGCCCCGCAATAATGCTCCCAAATGTCTGCAATTACTTCATCGAGTAATTTGAGCAAGGTAAACTTATCCGATGTAAATAGCTGCCTGACTTGGTTATTGTGTCCGTACTCAATCGCGCCCCGTGTGGTAACTGCTTGAGGTGGTTGATAGTCGTTAGTAAGTGTAGGGGTCGTTTCCATTGTTTATCAGTTTACGTTGTAATGCCATTTTAGCGTCATGTTCTGCCCGCGCAATATCGCCTTTTGTCATCAGGGCGAAGGCAGGGTCTTTTTGAATTGCTGACTTTATGCTTTTTGTGTATTTGTGTGGCTCCCGGCTTACCCAGTTTGCCGCCGCCTGAATCCAGTTAAGGTACGTGTAGCCTTTAGCTTCGCTGTTTACCATCATGTCATGTATCAGTTCAATGTCAAGGTTCGGATGCCGGGCGAAACATGGAGTGCTTTTAAAAGCTTCTGTGAAGGTGGTAAGGTCAAAGTAAGGAGAGTTTTTAAAAAGGTGTTTTCCTTTTTTAGGGCTTTCCACCGCTTTCGGTGGGTAAATAATTACTATGTCATTTTCTTTATCTGTTACACTTCCATTTACACTTACTTTATCACTTACACTTACTTTACCTTTAACAGGTTTTTTAGGTTCTGAAATAACCTGCTGGGTTTTTTGGGTTTCAATATAACCTTGTTGGTTTTTACTTGGTCTACCTCCCTTTTGCCCGTTTTCCCTTGATTTTTCTGCTTTGCTTTCCCATTTCTCCATATCTCTATCCATAGTAGTTTTGATAAAACTAAAAGCTAAAAAAACAGGATGTGATGTTTCTGGAAGAACTCCTTCTTTTTGGTACTCGAATAACATTCTTGTCAATGCGCCAAGCTGTTCATCGTTCAAATGCCTTATTGTTTCCCAGTAGTCAAGGTAAAGAATAAATGCCTTTTTCATAGTAAAAAAAGTGCCCAAAGTTGGCTGTGGTCGCATCGGGTATCTCAACCCGCACAGCCCCCAATGGGCAAAAAAATTTTACAATTTATTCAGGATGCGACCTCTGAACAATGCGAAGATACTAAATATTTTGTTTTAAATAGCCTTCTGTCAATTCAATTAATTCATCAAGCCCAACTGCAAATTCAGCATAGTACCCGTACTTGCGTAACCGGTCAAGCATGGCTGCCTGTTCTTGAATGTGGGCATTGTCTTTTAACATGCCACGCTTTGCACCTCGTTTTAGGTACGGGTCTGCTCCTGCCTTTTTAATCTCAAAGAACGCACCGTAATACTTGCCGCAAGGCTTGGCGATAAACAGGTCAGGGTAGCCCGAATGCGGGTTGATACTTTTTTGCTCAAGGCTTTGCTTCCAGCTTAGATACGTTCCTGCGCCATAGTCAAACCGATAAAGAACGCGAGGGTGTGCAATACCCATGTAGCGGGCAAAGGCTTTGTAAATATGCGCTTCGGTCATAATAGGTTTTTCTCTTTTAATCGTTCCCGAAAGGTAGTAAACAGCACAATGTATTCCTCGTAACTAAAGCGCGTTGATAGCCGCTTTTTATGCTCGTTAATGTTATGCAAAATAGTTGCGTGGTCAATCTTCTTATCCCGGTCCAAGCAAAGCGCCAATTCAGCGCCTAAATGTTTAAGGCTTACGGCAGGCGACCACTTCCAGTGCGAAATGTAAATCACTGCCATGCGAAGGCTTACGTTTTCGTCTTTCCGGGTTGTGATAGGTAGGTAGTAAGGGAATACTTCTTTGGCTACCTTAATAACGTCTTTTAGCCACGCTGAAAAGCCTTTGCTCCTGTTTTCGTAAAAGGCAACGGCAAGCATCAAATCGCTTATTGTGTTACCCTTGTATTGAGATACTTCTGTACTTCTTTCCATTCTGTTCGTATGTATTGTTCGATTAATAACTCAGCTTGATGTATTAGGGTGTCATCAAAGCTGTAAAAGAAAATGTTCCCCGGCTTCACCAGTCCGCGCCGTGCTGAATGCGGCACACCAATAAAAACAAAGCCGCGAGGGTCAATGCCTACCACTTTGCTAAACCACACCGCCTGAATGTGGTTGTAGTGTTGTGCCATATCACGGGCAAAGTCGGCATGGTTCGTGCAGGAGGTGGTTTTAATATCACATCCAATACCGTAGCTTTTCGGGTAAAGGTCAAGCATCGCCTTTGCAGGTATCACCTGCCCACCGATGGCAAGGTTATTCACGGCAGGATATTCTTTCAAAGAATCGTTCCACAACCGCTGCCACGGAGTGTTCGCAACTATGCTTTTGTACACACACTTTGCCTCGCTGTCCATGTAGTCGGGCGATACTTCAAGCAAGCGCCTGTGAAAGTCCGCCCCGGCATCGAGCGCCTTTGAGGCGTGGCTTATATCGCCCGTATAGTGGCGCTTAATGCGTGATGCAGATAGCGCCGGATAAAATACATATTCCTCCCGTGTCATCGCAAGGTCTGTATTTGCTGCTCATATACCTCGATGCCTAATATACTTTCCGTTTCTGTGATGCGCATCGCTTCGGGTAGTCCTTTGAGTAACATTTCAGAATCGAACTTACCGGCTTTTATCAGGCACACAACAACACCGTTCCAGTCCACGTCTGTATCAAAAGTAAGCCGTGCCTTTCTAATTGTGCGAACACCTTTCGGGCGGTCAATGATTACATCCGGGTTAAGTGCCTGCTGCATGGCTTGTGCCACGTTGCCTGATTCAAGCGCCTTTGCTACTTCTGCGTTGCGCTTCTGCCGTGCCGCTTCTTCTGCCTTTGCTATTTCCGCAAGGTAAGCGCTCATGTTCTGCCGGGCAACCTCAACGGCTTCAATCATTGGGGTGGTGTAGTCGCGCTCCTGTGCAATAAGTTCTTTCTTTGCCTCATCAAGCGGGCGTGTTGCCTCCTTGCGGGCTTCTTCGATTACAGTTATTGCTTTCTTTAGTTCCGTTGCGCAAAATTGCGCCTCATCATAGCTTAGCTGGTCTTCAATCGGGCGCATCGCCCCTAATATGTATGCAGTAGCTTTTTCCACCGTTGGTGTAGCCGCTGCCTTTTGGATTAAGTTTGGTTTCATAAGAGTAAAATAAGGGCGGTTATTAGCCGCCCGGTGAGTAATTAAAAGGGAGGGTTTTCGTTGTCTAACTCATCCAAGAACGAATCAGTCTTTGCCGGTGCTTTCGCAGCAGGGTTGTAGCTGCTTGGTGGCTTCGCTCCGGCAGGTAGGCTTGAGCGCTGCGGCTGTGCCGCTGGCATCGTTTCCATGCCTTGCGCCATGTAGTGCTGAAACTCGTCCGATTCTTTAATCTTATCCTGAATGAAGGTCGGCAGCTTGGCAAAAACATCCATGTCAGGCATCGAAGGTGTAAAGCATAACGGCTCATTGATAGGCTCCGGGCATGCCTGACCTTTAGCCAATGGCATGATAGCCTTAATGTTTGCGTAGGTGTTTTCGCCCTTGTGTTCATGCACGATGTTTACCATGCAGGGCTTACCGATAAGGCTG